GCATGGGTTGGAAAACAGAAAAACAAAATTCAATCGAGGACTTTTTCGGATGACACAAGTTATTTTTCCACTAATTACCGCTCTGGCACTTTCTGCCATTGCTGCATTTTATTCTGTGATTGGTTTAGCACAAATATTTCCTGGTTCTTTTTGGCCAATTATTATTATGGGTGCAGTATTAGAAGTTGCAAAGTTAGTAACAGTATCTTGGGTTTACAATAATTGGAAAGCAACAACGAAAGCTTTAAAATATTATTTTTTAACTGCCATTGTTTTGTTGATGCTGATTACATCAATGGGCATTTTTGGTTATCTTTCAAAAGCTCACTTAGAATCGAATGTAACTCTTGGTGCCAATACGGTTCAATTACGAACAGTTGAAGCACAGGAAAAGATTGCTCGTGAAAGATTAAATTATTTGTTAAAGCAAGCTTCTGATCCAGAAAAAATTACTCCAAGGGTTGACCGAGATATTCGTGCTACACAAGCAGAGTTAAAGAAACTTTCTGAACAAAAACTACCTCTGATGGCAGAAGAAAACAAATTGGCGGCCGAGATTGGTCCTATTAAGTACATCGCCGAAATGTTCTACGATAAGGAAGATCCATCATTCATAGATAAAGCTGTAAGAGCAGTAATTATTACAATTATTTTTGTATTTGATCCACTTGCCGTTTTATTGTTAATTGCTGCCCAACAAACATACCGCAAATTAAAACCGCACGAAAAACAAATAAATTGGCCAAAGTTTACCTTTAAACGAGAAGAAAAGCTTGACAATCAGCCTGAAAATGATGTACCATTTAAGCCGTACTTAGATACAACTTCAAACGAAATTATACCCAAAGAAAAAATTAAACGACTTGACGGAGGTTCATTTTAATATGAGTTTATTAGATAAATTGAAAAAGAATACAACGATTAAAGATTCGTCTATTCTTGCTAAATCCAAATTCTTTAATGAAAAGGATATGATACCAACTGATGTGCCAATGGTCAATGTGGCATTATCAGGTCAACTAGATGGCGGGTTAACTCCTGGCCTTACCATGTTGGCAGGACCTTCTAAACACTTTAAAACTGCATTTGCTCTTTTGTTGGCATCTTCTTATCTAAAAAAATATAAAGATGCAGTTTGTTTATTTTATGATTCGGAATTTGGAACACCACAAAAATATTTTGAAACTTTTAACATTGACATGAATCGTGTTCTTCATACACCACTTACTGACATTGAAGAATTAAAACACGATGTGATGAATCAATTACAAGGCTTGGATAAAAATGACAAAGTGATTGTTATCATTGATTCCATTGGTAATTTGGCATCACGCAAAGAAGTTGAAGATTCACTCGAAGGCAAATCTGTTGCAGATATGACCCGTGCTAAACAAATCAAATCATTGTTTCGTATGATTACGCCGCACCTCACAATTAAAGATGTACCAATGGTTGTAGTAAATCACACATATAAAGAGATTGGTATGTTTCCTAAAGATATTGTTGGTGGTGGCACAGGTTCTTACTACTCAGCAGATACCATTTGGATTCTTGGTCGCCAACAAGATAAAAATGCTGGCGAAGTAACAGGCTATAACTTTATTATTAATGTAGAAAAATCTAGATTTGTAAGAGAAAAATCTAAAATTCCTGTTACAGTATCATTTGAAGGCGGAATTCAAAAATATTCTGGCCTTTTAGAGATTGCGATTGAAGGAGGTTTTATTCAAAAACCGTCTCCAGGTTGGTATTCAAAGGTTGATCAAAAAACAGGAGAACTTGGCGCAAAATTACGAGAAACAGACACCAACTCTAAAGACTTTTGGAAAGATATTTTAGACGATAAAAAGTTTAAAGAATTTATTAAACAAAAATATTCCATTTCGTTTGGTTCTATTTTACAAGAAGAAGAAAATGAAATTACTGCCTGAGAAAAAGTGGCCTGTTGAAGGTGAGGATTATGGATTTATTGACATGGATGGTGTCGATAAAGTTACTTCTATTCGTATATTAAAAGGTAAATTTGAAGGCGTAGTTTATCACTACGGTACGATTGAAGTGGTAGAAGAAGATCCTCCGAGAATTAAATTTGATTATTTCTTGGATAATCCAGGTAAATTTGAATTTAAAGACTTGCAATCAAATAAAAAATTTGATACAATGATGGGTGACATATTAGTGTCTATTTTTGATAACAACCTTCTGAAAAAGAAAGAACTAGATGACAAGGCTGGAACAGACGATACTGAAGAATTTAATTTACAATGAAGCATTTACACGCAAAGTAATACCGTTCATTCGTTCCGATTATTTTTCTGATGATGCAGAAAGAATTGTTTTTAAAGAAGTTTTTGAATTTACCAACAAATACAAAAACCTTCCATCACACGAAGCACTTGTAATTAATCTCACCGAAAGTAAATCGCTAACTGAACCTCAAGTTAAGTCGGCGATTGAACTTCTCAATGTAATCAAAGAAACAAAAGATGAAACTGTAGAGTTGGCATGGATTTCTGAGCAAACAGAAAAGTTTTGCCAAGATAAAGCCATCTACAATGCCATCATGGAGTCTGTGCATATCCTTGATGACAAAAACTCCAAAAAATCAAAAGGAGAAATACCAAAGTTATTGAGTGATGCTCTTGGTGTTTCATTTGACAGTAATGTTGGTCACGATTATATGCAAGACTTTGATGATCGATATGATTTCTATCATCGTGTAGAAAGCCGTGTTCGCTTTGATTTGGATATTTTCAACAAAATTACAAAAGGCGGTCTACCAGTTAAAACTTTGAACATCGCACTTGCTGGTACTGGTGTTGGTAAATCATTGTTTATGTGTCATATGGCTGGCAGTTGTTTGTCACAAGGCCATAATGTTTTGTATATCACATTGGAAATGGCAGAAGAAAAGATTGCAGAACGAATCGATGCAAACTTATTGAATGTTGATTTCAATGAGCTACATACAATGAGTAAGAATGATTATGAACGCAAGTTTGAAGCACTTAAAGTTAAAACACATGGCAAGCTAATCATCAAAGAATATCCAACTGCAAGTGCTTCATCATTACACTTTCGTGCTTTATTGAGTGAGTTGGCTTTGAAAAAGAGTTTTAAACCAGATATTATCTTTATTGATTATTTGAACATCTGTGCCTCTGCTCGCATCAAACCTGGCGGTAATGTAAACAGTTACACATATATCAAATCAATTGCTGAAGAACTTCGTGGTCTTGCTGTAGAAAATAATCTACCAATTGTTTCTGCGACACAAACGACAAGAAGTGGTTTCACCAATTCTGATCCTGGTTTGGAAGATACAAGTGAATCATTTGGTCTGCCTGCAACTGCCGACTTTATGTTTGCTTTAATTACAAATGAAGAACTAGAAAGCCTGAATCAAATACTTGTCAAACAATTAAAGAATCGTTATTCTGATCCAAATGCCTTCAAACGATTTGTTGTCGGTGTTGATAGGTCTAAGATGAGATTGTATGATGTGGAAGAATCAGCACAACAAGGCATTACTGATTCTGGTCAAGATGAAGATCCAGGCCCAATCAATACATTTGGTAATCGTGAAGGTAAATTTAATCGTAACTTTGGCGGCTTAAAAGTATGAGTTTGAATTATGATCAGGCCTTACATTGTGCTAAGGTCTTTGAAGATTATTTTGGCGATTTCAATCGCATTGATGAATATATGCGTGAGCAGAAACTAAACTCTCTTGCTGAGTTGCCTTTTGCTCTACCTGGTTGTGGACCTGAAGCAGATTTATTTGATGACTTCACTATAAACCCACAAGACATGGAGTTTGAAGTTGTTGAATTAGAATCAGCAAGATGGCAGTTATATTTGGATATAATTTCATCACACAACAACCTTAGTAGTCCTGGCCGAAATATACGCCTTGCTGTAATGGAAAAGAAAACGAAGAAGTGGGTTGGTTTTATTCGTCTTGGTTCTCCAACGATTATGATGAAACCAAGAAATGAACTTCTTGGTTGTGTAATGACAAACGAACTAGAAACAACAAAAGCTTTCAATCGGGCTTCAGCTATGGGATTTGTTATTGTGCCAGCACAGCCTTTTGGTTTCAATTATCTTGGCGGAAAGTTACTTGCAGGTATCTGTTGTTCACATGAAGTAAGAGAGATGCTGGACAAAAAATATAATATGAATACTTGCTTGTTTGAAACGACCAGTTTATATGGCACCACAAAAGCCGTATCACAGTACGATGGTATGAAACCTTATTTGCGATTTGGCGGTGTAACTGAATCCAATTTTCTACCAATGATGCACGGCAAACCTTATGAAGATTTAAAGAACTATGTTGAAGATATTGTAGGCGAATTTGTTCCTGCTGATGCAAGTAGTCGTAAACTTAAAATTAGTACCACAATTATTGCTATGACCAAATCAGCATTAAAGAATCATAAAAGTGATTATGACTTGTTTATGAACACTATTGAAAAGGCCAAAGGTTTGACTGAAAGAAAACGATACTATTATTCAAACTATGGCTTTTCCAGCTTTAAAGATGTGGTACTAGGAAAGATAGATAAACTTGTACCAGACAAGGAAAACTACGATAAACACCACTTAGAAAACATCGTAGAGTGGTGGAAAAAGAAGGCTTGTAGTAGATTTACAACACTTCAGACAGAAAATCGACTGAGAACAGAGATAGAAGTTTGGACTGGTGATAAGGAGATTGACATTATCAGATAGTCGTGGTAGGATAAATACATGAATATGAAAATTCCTACTAAAGTCAATACTGATAATTCAAGTCAATCTGGTGCTGGTGCAGAAGTGACCGCATTAGCAGAATCTTTGCAGGCATATGCTTGTGCAACTAGACAACATTATGGTAAACCTCTTGGTGATATATCTCAGGTTACAGAAAGAACAATCGCTGATGCTGATTGCGATAGAACACTAAAACAATGTATGAAAGGCCTCGATGAAAAATGGTTTCTCAGTATTGTAAAAACAGCAAATAAAATTTTTGAAGAAGTACCTAGTGCTAAAACAGGAAAAAGATTTAAATTTTATCGTGGTGGTAGATTTGTAGATTCCATTTACGGTCAATGGAGACAATTTAAAAAAGATAGTGGCATTTCTGGTGATGACAAATGGAATCCTGCTGATATTTGGATGGCTAAAAAAGATTTTAGATTGAAAGAAGGATGGCCAACACTTAGAGATTATAACCGTTACATTTATGATGAGTTTGCAAAAACCAATTTGATTGGCATTTCTTTAAAAAAGTTAGACCCAAAAGCAACTGAAGCACATTCTAAGATTTTTAATAATGGTAAACCACTCATAGCACAGTTTAGAGGGATAAAACTCGGCGCAAATATGTTTGATTCAAAAGATATTTACATACAATATAAATCAGAAGGTGTTGATGGCGAAATTCAATTTCGTAATTTTTCTAGTAGACCACAACCATCTTCTTGGCAAGGAGAAATTAAAGGTAAAAGTGCTGCAGGCGGAAAAATTGGTGGCGGAGTTATAATGTCTGGTGCTATAGAATCTGGAGTTCCTAGAACGAAATTGACACAACCCAATCAAGTACCAATTGAAAAACCAAAAGATTCTGATTTCAAAGAATTTGCTACAATGTTTAAATACTTGTCAAAATCTAAAGACAGTTTAGATAGTTTAATAATGCAAGCAAAAGCTGGTCATAGAAAAGATAAAACTTGGTGGATGTCCAAATATCTTGGAATTAGTTTAGTATACGCAGTATTGCAATCTAAAAAAGAAGATGATTTTTGTAAATACATTTTTGAATATGCTTCATCTGCTACAAAAAACAGTAGTATTTTTATAAAGTATAGCTAATGAATTTCACAGAATACTTAACAGAAGGTAAAGAAGGTAAGAATGTTCACCTTGAGCATATTGAGGATGAAGTTCTAAATTTTGGCATATCTGGTGCCAGGTCTGCCATTAACTTTCTACAATCACTTCGCAATATGTTGGCAGGTAATGCCGAATCAAAAGTAAATGTTACGACCAAATGGGATGGTGCGCCTGCTATTTTTGCTGGTGTTAATCCTGAGAATGGTAAATTCTTTGTTGGCACCAAAGGCGTATTCAATGTTAATCCAAAATTAAACTACACAGATGAAGATATTGACAACAATCATCCAACAGAAGGCCTCAATCAAAAACTCAAAGTAGCCTTGCGTTATCTACCAAAACTTGGCATCAAAGGTGTCTTGCAAGGTGATATGATGTTCACAAAAGGCGATATTAAGAAACAAGTTATTGGTGGTGAATCATACATTACATTTCAACCAAACACGATTGTTTATGCGGTGCCTTCTGATATAAAATTGGCTCGTTCAATGCTAGATGCACAGATTGGTGTGGTGTTTCACACATCATACACAGGTAAAAAGATGCAAGATATGAAGGCATCTTTCAATGTTGACCTTGGAGGTCTTACAAATACCAAAGATGTTTGGTTCCGTGATGCTTCATTTGTAGACACTTCTGGTTCTGCTACATTCACAGAAGAAGAAACGAAACAACTTACCACAATACTTTCTTTAGCAGGTCGCACATTTCAAAGCATTTCATCAATGACTTTAAATCGTATAGCCTCTAACGAAATAATTAAAACTTACATTAAGACTTTTAATAATGCTAAAGTGCGTGAAGGTAAAAAGATTAGTAATACAAATCAGCACACATTAGAATTGATTCGCTGGGTTGAGGCGAAGCTAAATAAAGATATTGCTGATGTAAAGAAAGAAGAAACAAAGAGAAAACGAATTGCCGCTAAAACAGAACTCATGCGGTTCTTCCGTCAAAATGCAGCACAATTACGATCCATCTTCGATTTACAGAATCTATTAGTAGATGCAAAACTGATGATTGTTCGTAAGTTAGAAACAGTCAAATCAATTGGTACATTTGTAAAAACAGATGATGGATTTAGAATTACTGCACCAGAAGGTTTTGTTGCAGTAGATAGATTAAAAGGTAATGCAGTTAAATTGGTTGACCGTTTAGAATTTAGTCAAGCAAACTTTAATGCAGCAAAGAATTGGGACAAATAATGACTTACAATATCAACGACATTCTCAAAGAATATGGTGAAGACGATTTTGGCTTTACTACGGTCGATGAAGCTGAATATCAAGCAGTTATTGCAGAAAAAGATGAAACAGTAGAAGAATACAAAGCAAGGCTAGATCAAGTAGAAAAAATTATTATGCCTTTTCTAACCAATCTATATAAGTCTGCTAGTCAACCATACATTCATTGGCCAAATCGTGGACCAATCATTGAAAAACAAATGCAAAAAATATTAAAGTTGACGAGGGGTTAATGTTTAAAAGCAAGGTAGATGAAGCCGCTTATGTTGGCAATATTGGTGCGATGGAAATGTTTAAGTTTCATCAAAAGGCCAACGAAGAACAAAAGAAGAAGCTTCAACAGCATCTAAAGAATAAAGATACACAAGGCGCTTGGAAACATATTCAGTCTGTTACCAATGTAAAACTCCATAAAAGTGTAAGTGAAGAAAAGAAATCACCAAATCCAGATATATTGCCTGTTACTGGCGCAGGTCAATGGGGAACAGATACATTACGGCGAAATTATCAGAACACAACACCAGGCCAAGAAATAAAACGATTTAAGGATTATACGAAGCATAAGTAATTAATACACAATGAGGTTGTTATGAAAGATTTGATAATTGGTGGTGCCAGTAACTACGACTGGAATGTTTTAAAGTATTGGGTTAACTCAATCAATAAATCAGGATTCAAAGGTGACAAAGTCCTGATTCTAATGAACTGCGATAAAGATACGGTAAAGAAAGTTTCTGACGCCGGTTTTATTGTCGTAGGTTTTCAACAAGACGCACAAGGAAATCTAACTTACCCACAAACAGGTCGAGCACCGCATGTGGAAAGATTTCTACACATCTATAATTACCTCTCACAAAATGAATATCGGTATGTAATTACTACCGATGTAAAAGATGTTGTCTTTCAAAAAGATCCAATTGATTATGTTGATAAAGCTTTAACGGATGATAAGAACCTGATGTTCGCTTCTGAAAGCATGTATTATAAAGATGAACCATGGGGTAATCAAAATCTAC